ATAGTAGCGATCAAGTCCAGAGGCAAATGAAAGATACATTTCACCTTCAAGGTACTGTTTAATGAAACGATTCTTTCGAGTTAGTGCTCTAATGATGATACCCGCGTACTTTTTCTGCCCAACTGCCAATTCACCATCAACAGTCTTACCGCCATCCGATTTCATAGGCTTACGAGCTAACTGAACTGTTACTGATGGAAGATAGATGCATGATTTACCCCCAGGCATGTTCTTTTCAATAGAAGGAAACAGCGCGGTTGGGTCATCATATACATGATTAGTACAAAGAATTGTTGTCTGAGTGACAGATCCAAGATTAGTACATGTTTGCATCAGTGTTTTCATGGCTCGAGCCTTTGTACCCATGTCAGTACTAACACTATCCTTACTCATGCGAGAAAGTTCCAATTCAGATTGAAGGTTGGCTAGTGAGTCGATAGCTACAATGAACTTGCCTTCTAACCCCTTCTCTCTCACTGCCATTAGAAACTTATACAACGAGTTACGAGTTTGTTCAATACTAGTACAAGGAACATACTTAACGTTACTAATATCTAACCCTAATCTTTGAGCACCTTCCGGGTCAATAGCATTCTCCGTATCAAATATAACAGGAATAAGACCACCTTCTTGAGCCTTAGCTAAAATCTTTTGAACAAATAATGACTTACCTGTCATAGACTCACCAGCTAGCACTGTTACTCTGCCTTTCGGAATGCCTCCATGAATAGAACCGGAAATAATAGCATTAAGCACATACGACCCGGTGTCAATCCACTCGTCGACATGACTGAGTGTATTATTATCTAAGTAAGTTGCGAAAGGGTTTACTTTATCGATAGAGTCTAATGCACTAATGATATCTTTATCCATATATAAGATTATATCTTGATATATGTGTTTTTCAACTATCTTATTTACCGTATTGGGATGGCTTTACCCCTCTTTTGGCACCCTTTGTTTTCGCAAGGTTTTGGATGCCTTCTTTTTTGCTAATTTTTCCGGATTTGATATCTTGCATAATTTGATCATAAGTTTCTCCAGCCTTAAAGTCTATTACATGCTGGTTATCATAACCCTGATCTTGAGCTACCAGCTCAATTTCAATATCTTTAAATCCTTCATACTCAACAGGTTTTTCACCAGTTACAGCCATTAAAGTGATAGCAATAAGTAGAATGTATAAAAGTCCTCTTTTTCCGCCACTTAGTTTTTTGGCTAGAAGCTTATCAATACCTTTTGCCGCCTCCCAGCCACCTTTCGCCATAGTACCAAGACCTTTGAGAAAGCCTTCTTGTTGAATATCTCCGGAACCTTGAGTTATTCTTTGAAGAGACTCAATATCATTATTTTGCACAGCTGTACCAATTTGACCATACAATTGAGGGTCTTCCTGTTTAAGTTTCTGTAAAGCTTTTTTTACAAATGGTGCAATTGTATCTGATGTAAACTCACCAAATTTTTGTTTTAAAGTATCAATAAAATTTTCGTTTATAATAAAACTTTCATCTAAGTTTTGTAAGATGTTGTTTGCTGCTCTGTCGAATCCGGTCATGCTATTATTTAGTCGCGACATAAAAAAAGCCCCTTTCGGGGCTTTTTAAAAAGGTGTGAGGAGGGAATAATGTGTTACCCTCAACTTTCGGTTCCAAACTGCATTCGCTTTTTACCTACTCGCACTCCGTTCTCTCTGCTCAGCCGGTTGACCCCTGCTCAAGAGAAACAGATACCTTAAAACGTTTGTCGATCTTTGTTCAGTCACTCACGTTGAGGTGCTACCCCAAATTTTAAATTTTATCTATTTTATTCTTCCTACAATAATGATCTACCTTAGGTTGTGGCCTTGGTGGCCTTTACAGGCTCTTTTTCCTCTTCCTCTTCATCATCAAAGAGCTTAATTACTTCAGGTTCTTCTTGTGCTTGTTGAACAGGCGGTTGAGGATTATTAATATTTTCGTACTGTGTGGTAATACGATCGTCTAGTTCCACATCTGACGTACAGATAGCTGTCTTATAGAAGGTCCAATCGTTCTTATCCTTATCCTTAAGGAATTCCATAAAGATATATGGGAACGATTGAACTTGAAGTTGACCGGTCTGAGGTTCCGGTTGTACATGAATAATTACGGGGTTGTGTAACGTAAGAGTTTTAGTATCCTCTTTTGTTAAGACACCCACTACCGTCCTGCCAATGTGGTCTATAATAGTTTTAATTTGCTTATCTGCCATAATATTATTTTATTCAATTGTTTGTATTTATCCACTTATTTTATTGGAAGATTTCATTAGTTTTTAATCCCGGATTCTTCGAAAATTCTCAAAGATTGTTCGCGGTGAAGGGAAAGCAGTTTCCTGCTAGGGCTTTTTCTGAGGTAAGCGATTCCTCGTTTATCATGACTCATGTCTACTATTTCATACGGGTAATCACACATAAACCTATAAAGAGGTACTATAGTTTGCCATGGCCATGCTGGGTTGATATCATCGAGAAAAATATGGTCGATACCATATTCATAACAATGTTTTAAGTCACTTAAGCATACTGGGAGGACATGTCCGCCGTCGACCCAGGCGGCGGACGGTTTCTTCTTCTTTTTCTGCATTTGATCAATATATAGTGGCATTGTCTGTGTTGAGTCGCCTTCTATAAATTGAATAAATTTTTCGTCGTAGTGATCCTCTACAACCTTTACGCAATCTGCGCTGAACGCATCTCTTCCAAAAGTTATAATTTTAACTTTCGGTAAAATTTCTTTTGCAAAAGCAGCAAAGCAGGCCACGTTGGTCCCAGTCTCTACAATAAGTTCAGGCTTAATTTCTAGTAAATACTTTTTAAGAAAGGACGTTTGTATCTCTTTTGTTTCGTCGTCAACGACCACTAAGAGATTACCCTCGTCGTTACCTTCAGGTAAAGCCTCTTTAATTTTTTCTTCAATTCCCATAAATTACTGGAATATTAAGGTATTTGCTACTTCTTTAGCCTCGTTGAGAGCTTCCTTAGCCGGCTTTGACAGATAAGTTGATTTATCTGATGCATGATCAAGCGCTTCTCTCATAATAAAAACAGCTCTTCTTATTTTTTCAATTTCTGCTGAGTTAATAGTTCCGGAACCATTGTCAGCACCGGTAACAACGTTTCTCACAATTGCTAAAGTTTCTAAAATGCCTTTAGCTTTACCTCTATTAAAAGCAGGGTGAGCTTTAGGTGTGTTATCATCTTGAATATTGTCGGTATATCCTCCCGGTTGTATTGCCATAAATCTATTTACTAAATAGGTCGAATAATTCCACTGTAACATTGTCAGCTGGCTTACGAATTTGCCAACCAACACAATCATAAAAACGCTCTATACCTTGAAACAAAATCTTTTCAAACATTTTATCATAATCCACCTTAAATACCTCTTGAAACTCAGAGGGATAGCTGTACTTAAAACCAATGCTGTCTAGGCCATACTTGTTAGGTTTTTCAACATACATATAACGAACTTTGTCACCGGAACTTAGATCTTCATACTTGTTGCCTGTTTTAAGTTTTTCAAGTAATAGATTATAAAAATACGCAGACTTAACATGTATAGGCATGCTCTTAGCAGTTGTAAACTCATTACAAGCAACCGCATACTTTTCATAACCTTTAACACCCATTACAAACGCGAGTTCTTCCGGATTAAGATTTTTAAATATATCATAAGTTTCATTTAGTACTTTATTAGTCTTGGTTAGCGACTGCGTACTAAGCATTGTCTCAATAATCTTTTTAGCGTAAGGTTTAATTGCGTTAGGCATAGTAGTTCGAACTACTTCAACACCTGTATACTTAAATTTATTTTCCTTAATACCTTCATCATCTAAAATATGCATAACATATCTTTTTTTCTGAAGAAACACTCCAACATCAGCGATACATTCCCGTTTAAATATAAATCTACTATCCTTTGACAGCAAGGCCTTTTTAGCCCACTTTTCAACTCCATCATTTAGATAATTTTCAATCTCTTGAATTTTATTATGGGTGTCTTGGTGTATATCATCCCCATCAAGAAAGTTTAAGCCCTTGCTAACAAGAGGAGTAATAGAAACATATGACGAATCCGTATCATTGTATACAATACACTCTTCAAGTTCTCTATCAGAGATATCTGGTATCTCTTTTTTGATAAATTCCTTAATAAGCTCATTTGAATATTTAATAACTGCCTGCCCTGTAAGTGTTACAGAAGATGCAATATCGTCATCTCCAATTGGAGCGTTTTTATTACCCATATAACCATAACACGAGTTAATAAGAATTTTAATAACCATCTGAGAAGTATTAAGTCGTTCGACCTCATACTTCGCGTCAATATACTCTGGGCAGTCTCTTTTAAGCTTTTTAAGCTTAGTTTTAGCTTTAAAAAGGTCTTCCTTAATCTTCACACGTTGATTATAATAGTACTCTAAAAACTCAGGTATAATACCTTTTTTCTTTTGTGTAAATAAAATCCCTGCCTTTGATAAAGCGCATTGCTCATCTTTAAGAAACTTCGCAAAAGCTGGTCTATCGAGTTCGAACACCTTACCGGTGACATGTTGAATAATAATTTTATTATCTGTTGTTGTCTCCACTTTACCCACTTTTGTTTCGGGTGAGGTGTTAAGAGATATCATCACGTTTGGATATAGTGAATTTGCGTCAAATGAAACAACATGATTTTTGAATCCTTGTTTAGGTTCTGCAACATACGCACCAGGATTTTTACCGGGCTCAGCATTTCGTACAAAGGTTGAAATAACCTCGCCTCGATGTCTAGCCTTAATACAGAGAGCTCCATTAATCCCCTGAATAGTTCCCATTGCCCCTTCAAGAGTAGTCAGCCCCACATATGAAAGCATTCTCAATAACGGAACATATTGTAGCTTTTGTTCTAATCTAACAAGAAGATTAACATCCTGAATGTTGTAATCAATAAATGTGTCCCAGTCGTTATCAGATAAGGTTGCAAGATTTGTATCCCCGTAATCTATCTTTCGTTCACCTAATTCAACCTCACCAATTGCATCAAGTTTATATGACTCACGAAGCTTTAAACAAAACCGCCTGTATACATCT